CTATGCGGGCCTGAAGCAAACCATCTCGCTAGGGCTGGTGGTGCGCGAAGGCTATAAGATGCCAGAACTTCGCACGCGCATCCAAGTAAAGCCTGTAGATTCGGTTGACAAGGGCGAGCAATTGCAGCATATTGCTGATAACGCTGCCAACCTCAAAACTTGGATCGGCTCCTATCAGGCGCACGAACAGGTAGCTTTGTTTGTGAGCGCAGGCCCGACCCTTGAGAAGTATCTGGACGAAATCAAGGAGCGGCAAGCCAGGGGCGCCGTCGTGTTCACAGTTAAGCACGCCTTCCCAACCCTGAAGCGCGCGGGCATCACGCCTGATTGGACTGTGATCTTGGACCCTCGCCCGGTCGACGGCAAGTCCACGCACGGCATCATCAGAAGTGATCTGTTCGCGGATGCGGGACCCGAAGACAAAGTCCTGTTTGCGACCATGACACACCCGTCAGTACGCAAGCACCTCGAAAGCAAGGGCGCTCAATTGTTTGGGTGGCACGCGCATACGCAAGCTACTCTGGCAGCCAAGCCCGCGTCCTTCGACAGGGGCATGGTCGTGATGGGTGGCACCTGCTCGGCGACCCGCATTCCAATGCTGGCGTTTGTGATGGGCTTCCGCCGCTTCGAGTTCTACGGCTATGACTTCTTCTACCCAGAAGACGTGAAGCAAGAAGACATCAAGCAATCGCTCATGAAGATCACGCTCGGCGCCGATAGGCAATTCTTGACGACGGGCGAACTGATTGCGGCGATGCAGGACTTGGGTCAGTGGAACAAGTGGCTGGTCGACAATCGCATCTCCGTCAAGTTCCACGGCGAAGGCGCGGGTGGTGCCATCTGGGACACGACTGTCAACAACTACACCCCACCAGGGGAGTATCCGTTCTAGCGGAACTTCTTGGCTATTGAGGCGGCGCGGGCGGGTTGCTTTGAGAACTGCTTGCCCGCCTTCGTGGCTTTCCTTTTGGCAGCAGACGACGCAGCGTACGTGCCGCTTGGCATAGCTTTGATCGCAGCTTCCGGTAAATATCTTTCACCTGTAGCCTCCGGTCCTTGAGTGCTTGGCTTACCAGACTTGGTACGCCAATTTTCACGCCCCCATTTAACAAGCGATTTTTGCGGGGCTTTCATGATTTGTAGCCGCCGCCCTTAGCAGCGTATTCCTTAGCGAGCATTTGTGCCTTCCTGGCGCTCCAGGTTTGGGGCTTCCCGCCTTTGCCTCCAGCTTTGATCTTTTCGAACAACGCTTTCCGCATGCCCGGCTTAGTATAGTTGCCCGCTTCGTTGACGCGTGAAGGTGTCTTGGCCATTAGCCAGCCATCATGCAGCGACCAGCCTTCTTGCATGCAGCCGGATTGGGGCAGCCCTTGCAGGGAACCATCCCGCCCTTCTGCATCTTCACGGCCTTCGCAGCCACCTTGCCGCCAGCCTTCTTCTTCATGGGGCCTTGCGTCACCTGCTTACTCATATTCGAACGCATCATGCTTGCCGTTTCCTTTGCTGCATTTCCATAAGTTGCGCGTACATCTCTGGGTTCTGTTCCTTCAGAGTGCGTTGCATCTGGCCCACCATCATAAGCAGTTGCCGGATGCCCTCCATCTCGCGCTCAGTTGGCATGTCCTCTGGCGCGAGGCGTGGTTTCTTAGCCATTACTTGCAGCCCTTCGCCATGCCGCCCTTGGCGTACATCGCCTTGCCGCCACCCATCATCTTCTTAGGCTTGGAGGTCATGCCACCCTTCATCATTTTCTTGGGGGCAGCTACCTTACCACCAGCAGCCTTCTTGACGACGCCGCCTTTCTTCATGGCAGTCTTGGCTTTCGGCTTGATCATGCCGCCCTTCTTGAAGCCGGACGAACGCATGCGTTCCTTCTCGGCATCTGTCAGCGGGCCGCTATCCCTAGCAGCTTCTGCCCGGCCAGCCTTGCGCTCCTTGTCGGAGATCGGCTCACGCGCACGCTCACGGCGCATTACATCTTCGGCCATTTCCGCGCGACCCTCTTGGGCCTTCGGAGACTGCATGCCTTGACGGATTGCACCGCCCTCACGATATGCTTTGACCTTGCCGCCCTGCTTCATGTTGTATTGGCTGCTGTATTGTGAACCATACATGTCACGCATACGAGCTTCGGTGCCAGGCTCTAGGCCCGTTTCGTTAGTGCGGCGCAAGCCCAGCCGCTCGAAGAAGCCGCGCTCCGGCTGACGGGCTGCCGCTTCACGATCCGCTTCCTCACGCATCACACGTTCCATGAAAGCCTGGCGCTCTTCGGCAGACATCTCACGCTGCGCCGGACGACGCGGTGCTGGACGTGCAGCCGGACGAGGGCGGGCAGCGTTTCCTGCGGCGGCGCTTTCCCCATACTGGCCCATTGGACCGGGTGTTGCACTACGTCCAGCCGGAAGCGCACCACGTTGCATACGCTCTTCGTAATCAGCCATTGGAGCCGCACGGGGGGCAGGAGCAGACGGGCGACCACCGAAGAGGCGCTGTCCGACAGGTTCGTTGGTGATCCGGGTTCCGCCACGGGCTTCCCGACGAGCAGCCGCACGATCCCGCAACGCCTGTTCTTCTGCGTCGAATTGGGCAGCGGCTTCTTCGGCCATGCGGGCGCGGTCTTCTTGGGGGCGTTGGCCACTCTGTGGGCGGGGGCCTTGGGCCGGGGCTTCGGATCGTGCAGACGGTGCAGTCATGCGCTCCAGCAGACGACGGAAGTTCTGGCCGACAGGTTCATTGTTGATGCCCGAGCGGGCCTGCCCGCCTTCTTGGAATTTGACTTTACGTTTCATGTGGTTAGTTCCTTACGCGAAAGATGTTGGAGTTAATTGAGGAAGGCACATTCGGCTTGACGCCGACGAACCAAACCTGTTAGTATGCGGCCACCCGCCCGGTTCCATTTCAGGAGTTCCTCTTGGGCACCGTCCCAATCCTCGGCATCAATGCGGCGACGCAACGTGCTGGATCGGTAACGGGGCACGCCCAAGTTGTAGGCGAAGTCCGTAATGGCGCCGAGGACGCGGGGCTTAGAAGCCAAGACAGGTGACGCCTGAAGCACGCCCGCCATGTAAGTCGAAACCAATTCGCCCATGAGCCACTCTTCAGCGATCTCTTTGGTGATGGGCGGGTGGTCCATCGTAACGCGCGTGCCGTCAGGCTTGTTGACCGTGCCGTAGCCTATAGTCGGGTAGCCTGCCGGGCAGATGTAGGGCTTCAATTGCAAACCCTCAAAGGTCCGGCACAACTGGGCAGCGATGTCGGCAGCCTCAGCGATTCCGCTCATAGACACGACCAACAAACCAGAAGCTAATAACCATATTGAAGACTGCCAGGTCTTCTGAATTCCACATGCTGACCAGTACGTCCTTCCAATCACCGCCCTGCTGCAACGCAATCATGAAAGCAGCAACCTTGACGGCAGCATATAGCCCCAAGAAAGCATAGGTAACGGTAGGCCGCACCAGCGCAGAGAACGCAGCCACAAACTTACCAGCAGCCTTAGAGGTAGACGACTGCTCCTTGAAGGCTTCGGCCATGGTATCCATTTCGGCCATGGTCATAGTGGCTTCGGTCTGGCGCATAGCTATTTCGCCACGCACCCTAGCAAATTCCATTTCGGCACTGAGCATAGCCAGTTCGTGCTTGCGCTCGTTGCCCTTGTCAAACATCTTAAAGACTTCTGGTGCTAGTCGGAGAACGCCCCCGAATACACCGCCAAGTAGAGTCTCGATCACGCTACTTCTCCAAATTAAATGAGAGGTTCTGATGGCGCGGGTAGGTCACGGTGCGCTCGCCTTCAGGACATTTGTATTTGATGGTGGCCAACAAAGTCGCCTTGCCAGGGGCAATGGGGTCCTTGTCGGAAATGGTCAGCATATAAGTAAAGGTATCGACGTCTGGACCAGCGGGTCCTGTGAAGCGGGTCATGCTGGGAGTAGCTTCGTGGATCATGCCCGCACCGTCACGGACCGTAACCTCAAAGTTCTCGACCGAACAATCATCCCGCTTTTTGATTCGGGCCACAGTAACCTGAACTGGCTCCCCAATCTTGGCATCAACAATGCGAAAATGCTCGGGCGCCCAAACAATAATGTCATGCGTGAGCCAGCCAAACTTCTCACTTGCCGTGTAGCCGCCCACCGCCAATGCAAACGCAGCCGTAAAGAACTGAACAACTGGTGTTATCTTGGGTAGGTCCATGACTTCCGGCCATCTTCTTAGCGGCGTTTCTTGGCGGACACCTTGCCGCCCTTCTTCAAATTGGCTGGTTCTTTTTCGGCAGTAGCACCGCGCGCCACATCATATTGAGAAGGCGTAAAGCGTAAACGTGGGCGGGTCTGCTTGAACTTGGGGAAGGTGTCTTCTTCGGGCGCCCGCTGATTGACAAGCTGCAAGAACGGAATCTGCTGCTGCTGTTGCTGCTGCTTGGCAGACGCTTCCGATTCCTTGGCGGAGCTTGACGAAGACGTTCTGCTGACGGACGCCGAAGGATTTTCTTCCATGATGATAGCACGCTGGGCAGATGTTAGGCCACCCGCCGCGAACTTCTTGGGCTTGGAGCGGCCTGCCTTTTGGAGGGCGATGGCAGTGGCCTGCTTGACGGCAGCCTTCTTGGAAGCTGGCTTCGAGGTGCCAATGCGCCCGGACTTCTGGTAGTCGTCGACCAGCGTCTGGATGTTCTTGCTTACAGCTTTGTTGGACTTACCTTTGGCGAGGGGCATCTTAACAGTTCCATGCTTTTCTTGCGAGTCGGAGGCGGCTCTTAGGATTCTTGGCAGCCTTTGGCCACATCTTCATCTGGCCTGCCGACCGGGCACAGAAGCTGTCGCGCCGGGGACCACCCTCTGGTTGAGGGGCCTTCAAGCCGGGCTTGCCGGGGTTCGCACGATTGTAGGAGGCACGGCCTTTAGCATTGAGTCCACCAGCGGGATTCTTGCCTTCGGCCCGTTGCCATGCTGGGGTCTTGGCCATGCCTCCATTATACTACAGTTAGCTCAATCTTTCAAGACTGATAGACTCCACGTCGAACTCGCCGGGCGCATAGAAATGTAACAGATGGACGCCGTTCCACCACAGCTTCTTGGCTGCTTTGGCGTAGGCGAAATCCCCCTGTGGGTCCACGAAACAACCGCCCACCAGGGCATGCAGCTTGGAGCCGTCGGCCTTGGTGCGGGTGGCAGTCGACAGCAGGTGCGAGTGGCCGCAAATGCAGGAGGCGTGCTGGGACTTCAGCAGGTTATTGGCGTGGTGTTCGCCGCCTTGTGGGCGCCCCATTACGCCGCTCACGAAGTAGTGTTGGAAGACTGCACCCAGAATCGTGACAGGCTTGAGGAACGGGTGGAACTTCACGTTCGCTTGCGGTCGGGAGTTCTTCAGCAGTTGCTGGACAGTTTGGGGGAAGCCCGAGGTAAGCAGGCGGTTGTCGGACTTCATCCATTTGTTGTAGCGATCCTCGTGGTTGCCTTCGATGAAATGTATTTCGGGCTTGCCATATGCGTGCGCTATCGAAATGATCCAATCGAGAGCGTCGAGGCCAGCTTGAATGTCGTCGCCCAGCGAACGCCTATACCAATCGGGCGAGTCCATATCATGTGTACACAGCGAAGCGAAGTCCCACAGGTCCCCGATATGCACCAGCTTGTCGAGCGTCACGTTGCGTGCGTCGAGGTAGGCCATCAGCTTGCCAAAGCGTTCAAGCGAATCGCCCGGCATGGCGTGGGTGTCGGGGATCAGCAGCACCGTCTGGGGCTTGAACTTACTGCTCATGGAAAGGCAGTTCCTTCGTGTTGTCCGAAATGAATTCATTGGTGTAGCCCGCGAGAGGCCGGTCGTCTTGTAGCCAAGGTCCGCTATCGGCGTCAAGCAGAATGCACAGGTTGGCAGCAGCGTGGGCTAGGTGGGGGAGGCCCGTCTCGGGATCGTTGGTCTGGCCATCCCACCATGCCATCAGGTGGCGCATCGCTGCGTCGTAGTAGGTGGACGCTGAGACCGGGTCCTTGCGCCAGTTCATCGGGCCATACTTCGCTGCACCTATTGACATGACTTGGCCTACGGCTAGAAGAGGAAGCGGCGGCACCTTGCTTAGAGACGGCTTCGCCAAGCCGTATTGGGTTTTGGGATTGGCGTCCATTATAGGCCCCACACCAATGCTAAGAGGGTCACGACCCAGCTAATGAACGCGATGCCCATGGCGCCTACGCCCAGGTAGTCGACCCACTTGAGGTCGCGGTCCCGGTGGTCGACGTATTGAGCAGCCACGAATGTAACGACTGCGGCCAAAACAAAAATCGTAAACGCAATCTGCGTGACAATCATGTCAGACTCCTGTGCTGCCGAGGCCACCAGCCCCGCGCTCTGTGGTTGAAAGGTCAGTGACTTCTACAACTTCTAGTTGTGGCAGGGGGAGGATCATCAGTTGAGCGATACGCATTCCCTGTTCGATCATGATGATGTCGGGTGAGGGCCATTGCGGCGAGAAGGGCAAGCGCGCCAAGATCACTTTGAGTTCGCCACGATAGTCCTCGTCGATGACGCCCGGAGCGTTTAGGACTTGGATGCCTTCCTTGTGGGCGAGGCCGGAGCGCGAGCAGATAAGGCCGACATGGCCGGGGGGTAGCTCAATGGCGATGCCTGTGCCCACGGTGCGCCGGGTCCGCATGTCGTCAAGCCACTGCTGTTCGTTGGCGTATAGGTCGAAGCAGGCAGCACCAGAAGTGGCGCGCGTGGGAAGGATGGCTGTGCTGGTAAGCCGCTTGAACTTTAGAGTCCCAACCATTGGCATTCCTTGTATTTGGTCATGGGGATTTCTTCCAGCTTATATATACTAAGTGGTTTCTTGTGGCAAGCTGCTTTTGCGTTCTTGTAGATTTGCAAGTAGGAAATTTTAGCGTGTGGGTATATGGCTTGGACGATAGGCCCGTAGAATTCGAGAAGCTTTTTGCGGGCGGGCGCCATCCACGACAGCTTGACTTCGACAATGCAGACGTGTTCGTCGGTCAGCCAGATGAGAGCGTCAGGTTGGCAGATGCCAGTGCGCTTGGGTGTCTTGAAGTACAGCCAGGGCGAAACTTCGACACGTGGGTAGAGGGCGACTAGGCGCTTGTGGACGGCGCGCTCGAAGGAAAGGCCCGCCTGCTGTGCTTTGGTGCGCTTTTGTTTGGGGAACTGAGGAATGTAGTCTGCGTACCTAGCAGTAACAGGCGAGCCTAACTTCATGAAGTGTTACATGTAACCGTTCAGGTTTTTGTAGAAGGTGTTGTCCAGGATTTTGAGTAGGAGCGCAAAGTCGCGCGCTTCGATTGGTGAGGCGAAGGCATGGCACACCATGTCAGCTTCGGGATTGTCGACGTTGTCGAGAGCGACCGCAGCCACAAAGCCCCGGATGTTATGGCGATTGTCGAGCATGAACTTGACGAAGTGCTGGATGGACTCGATCAGTTCGAGGTCGTCGGGCGTGTAGTCTGGAGGTGGTTCCTCGGTGGTGGGTTCAGGCGGCTTGTTGCGCTTGAACTCAAAGACGTTATCACTGGACAGTGTAGCCTCCCGTAGCGTTGGCTGTATGCTGGACGATGTTGGTACGGATCACGTAGATGAGCGTGCCGTTCGATGGATCGATAGCCTTCTCAAGCCAGACGCGCACGATGTAGCCACGCTTCCGCCACCAGTTCTTGATGTCGGCCATAAGCTTGTAGTTGGCGGCGCGATCACTTAGGTAGTCATGCCTTCCCATATAATTCTCCTATAAGTTCCTCATCCAGTTTACTTTGCTTTCGCAAATTTTCTGAAGCTGGAACAATTCGTAAATTGTTTTCGACGTGTAAACCGCATACGGTTTTTCCTTTTAGGGGCACTATATGATCTACATGATAAAGTATACCTGTGTCAAGAGAAATTTGTTTACGCTGTTCATATATTTGAGCAATTGCATCTAGATTTGCCCAAGCTGGTATAGCTTGTAACAATCTCGCTCTCCTCGCATTTATCAAGGCAAGGACTTTAGCAGGATTGTTTCTGGCCCATCGTGAGGATGCTTCCCTAGAAGTGGTCCTGTTATTATTTCTCCAACGAGACATTCTTTCAAGCGCATAGTCTTGGTTACTATGATACCATTCGCGCACGCGCTGCCTATGATGATCAGGATTCTTTGTATACTGAGCTTTGCAATAGATATTAGAGCACGCCATGCACTTTCTAGTGGATACAAACCTTGGCGACAGATGCCCCCTGCTGCATTCCTTACCTGTAAAGTAATGCTTGACACCTGCCGCTCGGGCTTCTTTCACTGTCTTTGGTAGAGTACCTATTTCGTCGGGCGCCACTTCTTTAAACCATTGGGGTTAGACTCACCATGCTTTCCCCAATTCTTACCGATCTCAACATCAAAAGGAATTGTCACCTCTCGTGAAACCCCGTTGATGTCTGTTACCGGGAAGGGGAAGTTCAGGCATTCTAACACATGTGGCAAAAGTTCTTCAACTTTATCTTCTCTAACCTGACCCAGGACAGCATCATGCAGATTTAGCGCGATCATGACGTCGGCGCCGGGCTTGCCTTCGAAGCGTTCCCATATGCGGTAGATGCCCACGTTCATGAGGACGCCCACGCAGTGCTGGGGCACGAAGGCAATGGCTTCGCGGAGGGTAGCGTCATCCCAGCGGCGGTTCCAAAAGTTACGGCGAATGCCGAAGGGCGTGGTCAGGTAGCCTTGCGTCTGGAGTTGGTTGGCTACCCAGCGGTGCCAATCGGAGATGCCGGGGAACCGCTTGAAGTACTGCGCCTGGAAGGCTTCAGCGACGGCGGTCTCCACCTTCATCTGCTGCGCGAGCGTGAAGGGCTTTCCATAATAGTTACTGCCATGGGCGCCTCGCTTCGTGATGTCACGGTAAGAGTAGCCACGATAGTATTCGCGTTCAGCAAGTTCCCTGTCCGGCGCAAAACCAAAGACCATGGAAGCAACCATTGTGTGCGAGTCCCCACCTTCGACTGCTGCAATGTAGTTTTCATCGCCGGAAAGGTACGCAACAATGCGCGCCTCCGCTCCTTGTTGATCAGAATAGAACAGTACGTAACCGGGGTCTGCAACGAAACACGTGCGCGCTTCTTTCGGTATGTTTTGAAGGTTACTCCCGATACGGAACGGATGTTCGCTAGATGAAAGTCGGAACGTTTCAGTCCCCGCAATATTGAACGAAGCGTGGAAACGGTTGGTCGGCGATAGCTTCTTGGTAAGGAACTCGA